CGTTCTTTTCCCAGAAACTCTAAAGCAGGTAAGAAGTAATGGCTGAGTCAAAGAAAGACCCAAGGCTTGCTAGAGCTGGCGTAAGTGGTTTTAATAAACCCAAGCGTACTCCTGATCACCCAAAGAAGTCTCATGTGGTTGTGGCTAAAGAAGGTGACAAGGTTAAGACCATTCGTTTTGGTGAGCAAGGTGCTAGTACTGCTGGTGCACCCAAAGCTGGTGAGTCAGACAAGATGAAAAAGAAGCGGGCAAGTTTTAAAGCTCGACACAGTAAGAACATCGCTAAGGGTAAAATGTCTGCAGCCTATTGGGCAGATAAGGCAAAGTGGTGATGCCAGTACATAAAGTAAAAGGCGGCTATAAGTGGGGTAAGACTGGTAAAGTCTACAAAACTAAAGCTGAAGCAGACAAGCAAGGCAAGGCTATAAAAGCCTCAGGCTACAAAGGACTTAAAAAATGATGAACGATAAGAAAATGGGTTACGCTAAGGGTGGTAAGGTTGCTAAGAAACCTGTCCCTAAGTTTAAGCCTTGTGCTAAGTGTCCCAACCCAACCAAATGTAAAGCTATGGGTTCCTGCATGATGAAGGGTAAGAAATAATGGCTAAGGCACCCACATTCAAGTCTTTGGCTAAAGCTGCAGAAGCAGGCTACCACGGCAAGACTGTGAATATTGAAGGTAAAGGCCTGCAAAAAGTAGCCTTTGCTGATAAAGAATATGATAAGCGTATGGCTAAACGTAGTGCCAAAAGCCCTACTACTGACTCTGTGGTTGATCGTGCAAGCCGTGCCATTGACCGTGCAGAGGGTGAAAAACCAATGCGTCCCGTAGCTCGACCTAAGCGGGATATGAGTCAAGAGCCTACTGCTACTAAGGTAGAGACCCCTAAGGTTACAACCACTCAGTTGCCCCCTGCAAGAACTGCTGCAGAAACTCGTGGACCAGCGGGTAGCCCTAGAGGTCCTGCAAAAGGTACTCCAGAGAATGTTAGTGGTCGTAGCCGTGGCGGGTTTACTTTTGATCAATGGAGAGAGATGACTCGCAAAGAGCGTAAAGACGCAGGTCTTCCAACATCCATTACAGGTGCTCAATTCTACTTCCGTGCTAGTCAAGCTTCCGGTATGGCTAAAGGTGGTATGGTCAAAGCTAACTGTGGTGCATCAATGAAGCCAACTCAAAAGGGCACTAAAAAATGAAGAGTGTGAGGGCAAGGACACCTATTACTAAGGTTACTGTAGGTGCCACAAGAACAACATTTTACACTTGCCCTCCCAACTCTGTTGCTCAGATACCCCTAGTCTATATTGTGAATGCAAACGGCACTACTAGTATTACTTTTGAGATATACAAGGCTGCAACAGATACTTACTTCTTTATTATTGCGGGTAAGAATCTTGCTTTGGGGGAGACGATTCAACTCTCCAATAGCTACATTGTCCTTGAGTCTGGGGATAAGTTGGTCATCACTTGTACAGGTGCTACGGTAAATGTGGATGCCCTGTGTACCGCAGAAGAAATCTTTATTCCGGTAGGCTGATATGACTAAATCAAAAGTGAACGAAGCAGGTAACTACACTAAGCCTACAATGCGTAAGCAGTTGTTCAACTCGATTAAAGCTGGTGGTAAGGGTGGAGCACCGGGCCAGTGGTCAGCTAGAAAAGCTCAGATGCTTGCAAAGCAATACAAAGCCAAGGGCGGTGGGTACAAATGAAGAAGCCACAAAAGAGCCTTAAGAACTGGACTGACGAGAAGTGGGGCACCAAGTCCGGTAAGCCATCTACCCAAGGCTCTAAGGCTACTGGTGAAAGATACTTGCCTAAGAAGGCCAGAGAAGCCCTCTCCCCCAAAGAGTATGCAGCAACCTCTGCTAAGAAACGTGCAGATACTAAAAAGGGTAAGCAGTTTTCCTCTCAACCAAAGAAAATTGCAGTAAAGACTAAAAGGCACCGATCATGACCGAGAAACAACAAATCTTTCTTGAAGCTCTCTTTGGTCCAGCCAAGGGTAACTTCGTAAAAGCTAAACAGATGGCTGGTTACTCGGACAATGTGGCAACCTCTCAGGTCATAGAGCCTCTCCGTGAAGAGATTGCCATCAGAACCCGTCAGTTTATCTCTGACAACGGCCCCAAGGCTGTCTGGGCTATGATGGACATCATGGATAACCCTACTGATCTTGGCAGTAAAGAGAAGATGGCTGTAGCCAAGGACTTCCTTGACCGTGCAGGCTTTAAGGCCTCTGAGAAGGTGGAGGTTACAACTAAGTCTCCTTTGTTCATCCTCCCAGAAAAGAAAGCTGCTGACTCTTGACAGGGCTAAACGTCTGTGGTATAAAGTTGGTATGAAAAAAGAATGGAAATTACCTAAGCCAGAGGACACAGGGGACACTTTAGTGTATCACCCTGTTGTTCGTGTAGGCAGGATAGTCCCTTTTGGCTACAAACAAGACCCAGATGACCCTGATATTCTCCTACCCATCCAAAGAGAGCTTGAACTACTAGAACAAGCCAAGAAACACCTCAAGCAGTATAGCCTCAGAGCTGTTGCAGACTGGTTAAGCAAAGAGAGTGGCAGGAGTATCTCTTTTGTAGGGTTAAGAAGTAGGATTAAACTTGAGCAACAACGTCAGAGCAGCGCTTCAAACCAAAGGTACCTTGCCAAAAGGTACGAAGAAGCCCTCAAGAAAGCCGAGAAGCTCGAAACCCAAAGAATTGGTGGAAGAGGTCTCCGAAGCACCGAAGACGTGGGCGACACCGAAGCCAGCTCCGATTGATGTTGAAGCTGCTCAGGACGTAATCTTTAAACCTAACCCCGGACCTCAGACAGACTTCCTTAGTGCAAGTGAGCAAGAGGTTCTTTATGGGGGTGCTGCAGGTGGTGGTAAGAGTTACGCCATGCTTGCAGACCCTGTCCGCTACTTCAACAACCCTATGTCCAAGAAGTTGCTTGTGCGTAGGTCTACAGAGGAACTAAGAGAACTTATCTCCGTAAGTAAGCACCTCTACCCTCAGGCAATTCCCGGTATTAAGTTTCTTGAAAGAGAAAAGACTTGGATTGCTCCCTCAGGTGCTACCCTCTGGCTCTCCTACCTTGACAGAGATGACGATGTGTCTCGCTATCAGGGTCAGGCATTTAACTGGATTGGTTTTGACGAGTTAACACAGTGGCCTACCCCTTTTGCTTGGAACTACATGCGCTCCCGTTTGCGTACTTCCAAAGGCTCTGGGCTAGACCTGTACCAACGAGCAACATCTAACCCCGGTGGCGCTGGGCATAGCTGGGTGAAGAAGACCTTCATTGATCCTGCACCCTACAACACCTCTTTCTGGGCCACTGATCCAACTACCGGAGAGACACTAGCTTGGCCTAAGGGACACAGCAGGGGTGGAGAGCCACTCTTCCGGCGTAAGTTTATCCCTGCAACCTTGTTTGATAACCCCCACTTGGCTGATGATGGGATGTACGAGGCAAACCTTTTGTCTCTGCCTGAGCATCAGCGTAGACAGCTTCTTGAGGGTGACTGGAGTATTTCTGAAGGTGCTGCTTTCTCTGAATTTAATCCCAACCTACATGTTATTGAGCCTTTTGATATCCCTTCTAACTGGACAAGATTCAGGGCTGCAGACTACGGGTACGGTTCAAACTCTGGGGTTCTTTGGTTTACAGTAGTTCCCCATACTGAGCAGATCATCATCTACAGAGAGATGTACACTCACAAGGTTACTGCAGTTGACCTAGCTGACATGATCCTTGAGGCTGAGTCTGGAGACAAGATTCGTTACGGTGTCCTCGACTCCTCCCTCTGGCACAACAGGGGTGACACAGGCCCCTCCCTAGCAGAGCAGATGATCTTGCGTGGGTGTCGTTGGAGACCAGCAGACCGCTCTAAGGGTTCTCGTGTAGCTGGTAAGAACGAAGTACACAGACGCTTGCAGGTAGACGAGTACACTGAAGAACCAAAGATGGTTATCTTCGATACTTGCAGACACCTGATTGCACAACTACCAACACTGCCTTTGGATAAGCATAACCCAGAGGATGTGGATACGAAGTCTGAGGATCACCTCTACGACGCTCTGAGGTACGGGTTGATGAGTAGGCCAAGGAGTAACATCTTTGACTACGACCCCAACGCTCACAGAAGTAAGTTTCAACCCGCTGACAAGATTATGGGATACTAAAACATGGAAGAAGAAGAGTTCGTTGGTGAAGAAGGCTTCGAAATGGAAGCACTCGAAGACGCCAAAGAAGAAGACATGGTTGACCCTAAGTCTGGTCGTATTGTTTCTTATGTCCAAGAGCGTTTCAACAAAGCTGACACTGCTCGTGAGAGTGAAGAGGTTCGTTGGCTCAGAGCTTACAGGAACTACCGTGGCATCTATGGCCCTGACGTACAGTTTACAGAGACAGAAAAGTCTCAAGTCTTTGTCAAAGTAACTAAGACTAAAGTTCTTGCAGCCTACGGTCAGATCACTGAAGTCCTTCTTGGCGGTAACCGATTCCCTCTTACCGTAAATCCAACAACCCTTCCTGATGGTGTTGAAGAGAACGTACACCTAGAGACTAATCCTCAGCTTACTGAGTCTGAAGAGGCTATGCCTACGCTGAGACCCGGTGAGACCATGCAAGACTTGCGTGAGCGTCTCGGTGGTATGCGTAAGGAGCTTGAGCCTGTTCTTGACAAGCTTAAGGCAGGCCCCGGAACTGGACCAACTCAGATCACCTTCGAGCCTGCTATGATTGCAGCTAAGAAGATGGAAAAGAAAATCCACGATCAGATCGAAGAGTCCAAAGGTAAAAAGCACCTGCGTACTGCTGCCTTCGAGTGTTCTCTGTTCGGTACAGGGATCATGAAAGGTCCTTTTGCTGTAGACAAAGAATACCCTAACTGGGATGAAGATGGTGAGTACAACCCCACTATCAAGACTGTACCACAGATTACCTCTGTATCTATCTGGAACTTCTACCCAGACCCAGATGCAAGCAACATGGAAGAAGCTGAGTACGTAATTGAGCGTCACAAGATGTCTCGTTCCCAGCTTCGTGCCCTGAAGAAGCGTCCATACTTCCGTGACAATGCTATCGACACTGCCATCACCATGGGTGAGAACTTTGTCAAAGAGTCATGGGAACAAGCCATGGAAGATGACAATCAGGAAGTTGCAACTGAGCGTTATGAAGTCTTGGAGTTCTGGGGTAACGTAGACGTTTCGGTCCTGAAGGACTACGATGTTGATATTCCCAAGAAGCTCAAGGATGAAGACGAGCTGTCTGTAAACATCTGGATGTGCAACGGTCAAATCCTTCGTCTGGTTATGAACCCATTCACCCCTCGTATTATCCCTTACTACGTTGTCCCTTACGAAGTTAACCCATACTCAATGTTCGGTATCGGTATTGCTGAGAATATGGATGACACCCAGACCCTGATGAACGGCTTTATGCGGATGGCTGTGGACAACGCTGCACTGTCTGGTAACCTTCTGATTGAGGTGGACGAGACTAACTTGGTTCCCGGACAAGACCTCACAGTGCACCCCGGTAAAGTCTTCCGGCGTCAGGGTGGTGCTCCGGGCCAAGCTATCTTCGGTACAAAGTTCCCCAACGTCTCTAACGAGAACATGCAGATGTTTGACAAAGCCAGAGTGCTTGCCGACGAGTCTACAGGGTTCCCATCCTTTGCTCACGGTCAGACTGGTGTGTCTGGTGTTGGTCGTACAGCCTCAGGCATTTCAATGCTCATGTCTGCAGCCAACGGCTCTATCAGAACTGTGGTTAAGAATATCGACGATTACTTGCTTGCCCCACTTGGTAAAGCCTTCTTCTCGTTCAATATGCAGTTTGACTTTGACCCAGAGATCAAAGGTGATCTTGA